TAGCACTAGCTGGTAAGGTAACTGTACAAGCATTTGATGTTGTATCAATCCAATATCCGTTTCCAGCAACCGCAGATAATGTAGTTCCTGTTACGATTGTAGATTGCCAAGCAATAGAAGCAAAGCCAGATGCTGTACCATTATTAGTTAATGTTGCACCACTAGGGATAATAAAGTTATCTCCGCTATCTCCTAATGTAATGTCTGTTCCTGATCTTGGTGATATTTTATTTACTTTTATTTCACTCATTACTCAATTAACTCCCAATTTTGTATTGTTTCATTCCAATTATAATCTTGACCATCATCAGGTTTTACTATTGGTGCCTCCCATAGACAAGTATCTTCATTTAATATCCAACTGTTAAAAGGTTTAGGTGGAATAAATGCGTCTCTTGTTTGGTCGTATTTGTAACCAGTATTAGCAAAGTTTTTTCTAAATGGAGTACCACCTAATTTATGTATTCCACCTTTAGTATTATAAGAAGTTTGTTTCCAAACATCTCTTGATTTATAAAGATTGTTTAAAAAATCTACACCAGTTTGTTCAGTTGTTGCAACATTATTATGAACTACTACAACTTTTTCAACTATATTTCCTTTTCTTATTTTTGCAAAATGTGCCATAAATTTATCCTGTGTAACTTCCACTTCCTGTAAAAACTAAAACTGTATCTGTGCCACCAACACCAGTAGTAACTGTTGGACTTCCTGTTGTTGTTCCTGAATAATCTGCGTCTGCCATACGAAGAATAACTACACCACTTCCGCCATCTCCAGCATTTCCATCATGTGAACCTCCGCCACCGCTTCCTGTATTTGCAGTAGCATCACTGGCATTAGAACTTGAAAATACGCCGTTACTAGCACCTCCGCCACCTCCAGTTCCAGCAGGAGTAGTATCTCTACCTCCACCACCTCCACCACCAGCTCTGTCAACTGATGAACCTGTTATTGAAGAAGATAAAGCACTTCCACCATTTCCTCCTACAGAAGTAGTACCATTAGTACCAGCACTAGCAGCACCACCACCACCTCCTCCTGTTTCAGGAGATGTTGGACCACCATTTCCACCATCAAAACCTTGATTAACTGTTCCTGACCCTCCAGTACCAATTTCACTACCACCTCCACCTGAACCTCCAGATGCTCCATTTCTTCGACCAGCACCACCAGCACCTCCGCCACCAGTTGATGTTATTGTTGTAATACCTGAACCTGAAATAGAACTATCATTACCATCATCTCCATAAGTGTTAGGAAAACTGTCATTAGCAGCTCCTCCAGCACCAACTGTTATTGTATAAACTGTACCTGGACTAAATTCTAAATTTGTTTCACTACTTCCACCACCACCTGACGATTCAGTAGAGTAAGAATTTCTATAACCACCTGCTCCACCAGCACCTCCTCCATTTTTTCCACCACCACCTCCTCCAGCAATAACTAAAAAATCTACTCTGTATGTTTGTGGAGTTTCTAAAGTAACATCATCATCAACAGTTGGTATCCAACCTTGTGTTGCACCTGAATATATTATTGTTACTGATTGTCCGTCAGTATTATATTCAGGATAAGCACCATAAACAGTTGTTGGATTTCCTTGAAAGTTTAAACTATTTGTATTTAAAGTAATTTTATTTGTTCCCCAAGTTCTTTTGTAATCTGAAAATATAATTTGATCTCCTACACTTGCTGATGCAGGTAAAGTAATTGTACAAGCGTTTGAAGTAGTATCTATCCAGTAGCCATTACCAGCTACAGCACTTAAAGTTGTACCTGTAACAATAGTTGATTGCCAACTAATTCCACCACCAACAAATTCTGCACCAGAAGCAACACTAACTGTATCACCACTAGCACCAATAGTTACAGTTGAACCTGATTTAGAAATAATAACATTTCCAGAAGAATCTTTTATAGCTCCTGGTATAACATTTACACTATCTCCTGCACCTCCAACTGTTAAGGTTGTGCCTGATTGTGGTTCTATTGCATCTACTTCTATTTTACTCATTATACGATTACCAATGTTCCTGTTACTGTTACTGTGTTAGTGAAAGTTACTGGTCCTGCAAGAACAGCATTTTCTAACACCATGTTTTTATCTAATGTACCTGCATGATGATAAACTGTTTCTGTAGCAGGATTATCACCGATATAATCTTGTCCAAAAATATTCATTTATTCTCCTATGTACTAATTGAATCAACTCTACTAATCCAAACATCTACGCTTGATGCAGCACTTGATTGTCCTTTAAGAACATCTGTATTCTGCATAACGACTTTAGAACCTGATTGTATTAGTTCAACTGAACTAGCAGCAGGTAAACTTAAGTCTTTAACAAGGTATCTATCAGTAGAACCTGATTCTGAAATCCATACGCTAACTGTTACAGCAGCAGCTGTTATGTTAGCAAGTCTTAATCCAACAATAGCATCATCACTATCTGCTGTGAGAAGTGTAGTTGCTGAGTTTGTTATTTGACCGCCATCTGATTCAAAATCTTGTGCCATATTTATCTCCTTATAATGCTATTGCCATAGCAGTTGCAAATCCTTTTGAGGCTGCATCTGTTATTTTTGTTACGCTTATACTATTTACACCAAGTGTAATAGTTCCGCTAGTAGTAATAGGTGAACCACTAACAGAAATTTCTGAAGAACCAGCATCTGCCACAGCTACAGAAGTTACTGTACCTGTAAAAGATGGTTGTACTTGAGAAAAAGTAATATTAACACTACCAATGCTTCCGCTATTATCGGTTGTGCATAAATAAATTTTATCTGCATTTGTTGATCCTTCTTGTACGATTACTAATTGTCCAGCTAGTTCAGCAACAGTATCAAAGTCAGGATCTCTACTTGCTGCTCCACTTGCAGGTACTATGTATATACCATTTTGAGTTTGATTGGTTTGATCTTTTACTAAAATTTTATTACCTGTTACTAATGTAATACCATCTAAAGTATCTCCATTTTCTAAGTCTGTAGATAAATTAATATTTGCAGTTGTAGCAACTCTTGTAATGATTCTTGTTTTTAATCCTGCAACTAAATCATCAACATAAGTTTTTGTAGTTACATCAGTTCCTGATGATGGACTTGGCATACCTGTAATTGTACCGCCAGTAATTGCAACATTACTTGCAGCTTGAGTAGCCATTGTACCTAAACCTAAATTAGTTCTTGCAGTAGATACAGAAGTTACATCAGATAAATTATTTGCTTTAACTAACTTAGCATCTAATTGTGTTTGAACAGCAGAAGTTGTTCCAGATAAATAACCTAACTCAGTAGATGTTACTGAACTTGCAGCAACCTTTCCTGAACCATCTGAAGTTAATGCTTTGTTAGATGTAAGATCAGAAGATGTGATTGAAGTAGCAGCACCTGTGATTGTAGCTTGTTTACCATCTATTTGAGTTTGTAATGCACTTGTTACTCCTGATACATAACCTAATTCAGTTGAAGTAACAGATGATACAGCAACTTTACCTGAACCATTAGATGTTAATGCTCTACTTGCAGTTAAGTCTGAAGATGTAATTGTTGTAGCACCACCAGTAATTGTTGCTTGTTTAGCATCAAGTTGAGTTTGAATGTTTGATGTTACACCATTTAAATAATTAAATTCTGTATTATCAACTACACCTGTTCCTAATTTAGCTGCATTAATATTTGCACCTGTAGCAACTTGTGTATCTGTAATTAATCCTGTTGGTAATGAGTTATTAGATTTACTTAAAATACCTACAAAAATATTTGTAAGAGCTTCATTAGATAATGAACCACTATCCCAAGTAACATTAACTGTAGTATCTGTTGAAAAAGATGATGAAGATATTGTTCCATAAATAGTTCCTGGTGTTGGAGCAATAACTTTTACTCTACGACCTGCATGATAAACTGATGTTACATCAGCTCCTGCAATTGTGAAAGAAGTTGCACTAGCATAAGCAGAAGTATAAGCACCACTACCATCTCCATACTCAATCCATTCTGCATCATTGAACCAATCTCTTGTGTTCTTCATCAATGCTCTAATGGCATTGTTTAGGTTTGAAGGTAACATACCTTCACCAACGAATATTGAATTTAATGATGTGTTGTTAGCTTGTGTTGTTGAATAATCTTTAATATTTGTTGCCATCTAATCTCCTATGAACCAAGCAAATGCTTTGTTGTTTTCAATATTTTTTTCGTTAACCAATACGTTAACAGCTTCTTCAATTTGTCTTTGGAAGAACTCTTGAGTATCTAAACTGTATCGAACATTATCTATATCAGTTCTATCCGTCATCTTCCACCTGCTCTTGAAGCTACAAAGTCAACGCCTTGAGCATGATTCCAAACTGTACCTGAAGGAATCTTAATATTAGCTCTAATATATCTTCCTGAACTTCTAACTGGTACAGTACCACTTGTTACCATTGATGAATAAGAAGATACAGTTGGATCATCTGCTAATCTTTCTCTTGTTGAAATTGCTACAGTAGCTTGTGCATCAACAATTGGTCTTACTTCTGTAATATCACTTCTTAGTCCTGGAAACAACTCTAATTCTGTAGTTTCTAATTCTACTTCTCCAGGATCGCCAGAAAATATAGCTGCTTGATAAGAATCATTTATAGCACCTAAATATAACTGACCACCATTCCAAAATGGAGTATCTAAGGAAATATTAATGTTTTCTAAGTTTTGAGAAATCAAGTCCATTTGTTCTACAGTATAAGCACCTACGAATTGAGTAAAGATAGTAGAAGCATTAGCATTAGCTAAAGACCATTTTTCAGTAACATAATTGTAAATGATTACTTTATCGCAAATACCTGTAATGTTACCTGCATTAGAAGCACCAGGATATAACCATATTGCTAATTGATTAAATGGGTCAACTGCTGCTACGATACGATCTGTAAAGGCTTTGTTTAAATCTACATCAAAAAATCTATTTACTTTTTCTGCACCAATCGGTTTAACTTGATCTCCATTGATTTCAAAGAAACCATCATCTGCATAAAAGAAAGCTCTACGATTATCTTGGCAAACTGTCTTACCATATACTGCACCTCTGTTTGGAGAGATTACAGAAAATCTGAATACTGTTGCACCACCAACATAGTCCATTCGTAATATTTCGTTTTGCCTAAATACATAACCATACTCACCTGATGTTATAGCTACAATTTGTCCACCTGAACCTGGCAAATCTTGAAAGTCAGATTGTTTAGTTCCTGCTGCCCAAGTTGTTAAATCATTAATACCGCACCATTGAACTCTATTTCTATTTGATGATTGGTTTCCTGTAACTAAGAAATCCCTAATAACACCTGATGTTCTAAATATTGGAACTGTACCTGAAGTAGCAATAGATGATAGGTCAGCAAAGTTAGTTGATGTTCCCATTAAATAATATTGAGGTGCATCTACACCATTACTTACAATGATGTAATCTCCAAATTGTGTGAATGTAAAAAAGTCTGTATCGCCACCTGTCAAACTAGATTTTCTTGAAGTAAATGTTCCAGCATCTAATTGATAAATGTCTGTAGGTGTAGCAGCAAAGTTATAACTTACGTTTCCTGTTGATCTAAATGATCCTGCACCTTTTGA